CACTAACTATTAGTATATTATTCGCATTCCACCAACCATGAACTAGACCACGGATAAAAAGAGAAACCGCTCGTCCATAGGCTGAGATAATTGCTTTGGCAAAAAAGTTTTCCTTGGACCACCCACGGTGTTTTTATCTTGACATGGCGGTGCCTTTGTGTTATATTATAGATATAGAACGAATCATCGGAGAACCACCATGCGAGACTATACCATTACGAAGATAAAGCCCGGTACCTACCTGCTGGACCTATACGTTAACGGCTCATGGGTAGCGGACCGACAGGGTTCGAAGCAGGCCGTAGAGCAATATGCCTCTAACTATATCAACAAGCGTATGCCACGGGCTATGCCATCGCGTTTCATTATGACCTAGTTTTACTTCCTTTCTCTAGGTCACACTTAGGTCCTCGGGTTTAACGACTCGGGGACCTTTTTTTCGTTTTTCTCTTGACGAATCACCCACCATGTGGTATAAAGGAGTGTAGCGACTAAAGAATAACTCTATTGAATCAATCACTAATCACTGCTGAAATGAATGGTTGACATTGCTGTCGAATCTGCTATAGTGAAATAGAAGTCAGAGAGAAAGTGATTCGAAATGTGGTTGTTTGCTCTTGTAATGGTACTTGTTGTGGTGTACCAGATCGTTCGTGAAGACCTTGCTGCCGGTTATGTCCTAGTCCCTGCGGAGATTGTATAATGTATAAAGTCCAGTACCGCTATTACAACTATTCCCTCAAGACCAAGTTCTTTGAAGAGTATGATGATGCTCGTAAGTTCTGGAACTATATGCGTGTCCAAGCAGGCATTCGCTATGCTGAGTTGGTAGCATGATGGAACTTCTAGGCGCCCTAGTGACGATGTGGTCCAACGGTATACCTATTTACATTAGGTTCAAAATTAACCGTTGACATTCCCTGCGAATCGTGTATATTGGTATAGTAGACAGAAAAGAGAGAATCATCATGCAGAACCAGATTGAACAGCTAATCCAAGACATCAACGCCGACTACTTCGCATGGCAGACATGCAGTGGTAAGGCCCGCAGCGAGATTAATGACCGCATGTATGAAGAGTTCGTTGAGGGTATCCGGGTCGAAGAAGGCCGTAAGTATATCCGTATTGTGACACAGAACAGCGTGTGGGGCTTCATTCAGAAAGAAGACTGCGCTAAGGGGTTCCGTAAGGGTGATATCCTCAAGGCTGCCGGTTGGAATGCACCTACTAAGAACAAAGCACGTGGTAACATCGTAGACGGTGGCTATAGCATCCAGTGGACTGGCCCACGTTACCTCTAATAAAAGGAAATATATTATGGATATGATTGGCTTTGATATGTATTATCAGCACGAACCCAGTCGGGTATCGATGTTGGATACTGGTACGCCTGAGTCCGCGCGGGAACTTCCCTGTGATGGATGTAGTATGATGGAAGAGTGTGGCGCCAAGTTGCTGGAATGTGTAGCGTTCCGTCAGTGGGCAGCCGATGGTGATTTTATGGATAAAGACATGGGTCGGCTTCGGAGGGCCATGAAGTGAGTTGTAGTAAGGTACGGTTGCAGTAAGGTACGGTTGCACAGACTTAGAGCCGGGTAAGCCATAGTGAAAATCTGGTGGTGGTTGGGCACCGACCGGGGGTTTAGCGAGACTTGCTTTCTATTCGTCTATACCACGCCAAAGAAAAAGTCTATTCCCTCTGGCAATTTTTTTCCGGCCAGAAAATTCGAACCTAAATAAGTCGAGGAGTGAATGTAATGAACAAGGATGATATTATGAGTAATGTTACTAAGATTGATGGTACCGCGTTCGCACCGAAGGCCGTACCGAAAGCCTCTATGACACTGGTGCCAACACTCGAAGAAGCGTTACAGGCCGATGCACCCTACTTCGATGACCTTATGGACGGCCGAGTAGGAGAACTACAGCTGGCCCTCTATGATATGGATATGGATAAAGAAGCCAATATTATTGAGCAAATTCTGTGGAAGTTGGTTAATGCCACTATCACTGAACAGTATCGTTCTACATGATGCTGAAAAAAACTCTTGCTTTTTTCACCTATATACTGTATAGTGAAAGAAATAATACATATGGAGTCGCAGTGGTATGGTAGATGTAAAAGAATCTGGTGAATACGAAAACTATCTGGACCAAGATGCACGTATGCAAGACGAGTATCGAATGTCTCTTGAACATCTTGTAGGAGTGATAGATACACCTCTTTCAGATAATTCTGGTAAGAAGAAAGTCGACCCGGACTTGTGGAAGGCTATCTATCTCCACTTCCGTACCGTTGAGGATATCGTAGACCTCTCTAAGCGTATCGGCTTTACCGTAGCAAGTAATATTAAAGACTTCTGGTACCCTTTGGCAGACCCTCGCGCTTCGCTGTTTGATGACGGCCAAGCACCTTTGGTGGATGTGGACGTTCGCTTGTGCGCTCCGCGAACGGATAAGAATCTAGCTTCGCTTGACGTAGAAGTGAATGAAACGGAAGACGATGCTTGGAAAGAGCATTGGGTTGGCATGCCAGAGTTTGAGTATCTAGAAGATAGTGGTCCAATACGTTCGGTGATTGTGAAGTTTCGTCGGCTTGAAGACTATGAAGAGTTCTCGCGGCGTATTGACCAGGTGCTGACCGATAAGTCTAAAGCAATCTGGCACCCCAAGCTAGAGCGAACACCCAACTATCTTCTGAGGTGGGTCGAAGAGTGATTGAACGTATCTTCATCCCTACAGTTAATCGTGCGGATAACCAAATAACATACAATAATCTTCCCGAAGAGTTGAAGAGCAAAGTGACTATGGTTGTGCAAGCGTGGGAGCGTGACAAGTATCAATACCCATGCGACTATCTGGTGCTGCCAGAAGAGATTAATCTGTCTGACTATTACTGTCTACCAAAGACACGTAAGATTATCTACGAGGCTGGTCAGAACATGAAGTATGCAGTCATTGATGATGACATTACATTCGGTCGGCGTAACGCCAAATACTGGACAGGCGTGTCTAATATGGAAATGTCAAAGCGTAAAGCTACAGACGAAGATATCTTCGAGATGTTTCACCTATATAGTAAGTGGTTAGACGATACGACCGTGACAGTATGTGGTCCTGGTCATGCCGAGAACCCACCACGAGATAGTTCTTATATTAACAACTCTTCTCTTAGTAGTGCAATTTTTGTAAATGGTACTGATTTCAAAGACTTGCTACCCGAACTTGAACTAACTCGTGTCAAGGTAGCAGAAGATGTTGTTTTTCTTTTGAGTTTATTGGCTCATGGTTATGGCAATCGTGTCAGCCAAGAGTTTATATTCTTTAATAACAGTGTCCACAAAGCGAATATGACTTCTACTGTGTGGGATGAACAGACGTATGAGAATACACAGCGAGATCACAAGATTGTTGAATCAATGTTTCCTGGTATTTTTACAATTTTATATGACAATAAGACTGGTGAGCGTATCAAAGGTGGATTTCGTGACTTTGGCAAAAGCAAAATTCGCTGGAGTGAAGCACTTGGTTCAGCACAAAGAGGCAATTTGAAGGATTTATTTTAATGACTAACCCTAAGTATCCCGTTTACATAGTTTCTAAGGGTCGTGCCGAAAGTATGATTACCTCGCGGTCGCTTTCTCGTATGAGAGTGCCGCATTATATCATCATCGAACCACAAGACTTGCAGCCCTATAAAGATGCGTTAACCAATTTCGGACTTTCTGGTGTCACTCTGCTTGTTGCACCGTTCTCTAATCATGGTGATGGTCCTGGTCGTGCAAGAAACTGGGCATGGGACCATTCTATCAGCATCGGTGCAGAAGCGCACTGGGTTCTAGACGATAACATTTCAGACTTCTATCGCCTTCATCGCAACGAACGTATTCGCGTGGAGTCTGGTGTGTTCTTCTCAGTAATGGAAGACTTCTTTGACCGATATGAAAACCTCTACATTGCTGGTCCTCAGTATCGGTTCTTCATTGCACCTAACCAGAAGTATCCTCCATATGTCGCAAACACTCGTATCTACTCAACATTGCTAATCCGTAACGATTGTAAGCATCGCTGGCGCGGTCGTTACAATGAAGATACCGATATTTGTTTGCGTGTATTGAAAGATGGTGACTGCACCGTGCAGTTCAATGCTTTCTTGCAGGGTAAAGTAGCTACACAGACCATCAAGGGTGGTAACACCGCAGAGTTCTATCACAAAGAATTCTTGGAAGAGGGCGAAGAAGTCGAAGGCAAGCGTTACCACGAGAAGGGTACCATCAATAAGTCACAGATGTTGGCTGATATGCACCCTGATGTGGCACGTGTTGTCTGGCGTTATGGTCGTTGGCATCATTATGTTGACTACACACCCTTCAAGAAGAACACGTTGAAGTTAAAAGACGGTGTTGTGCTACCAGAAGGTGTCAATAATTACGGTATGAAGCTGATTACACTGCCGCCTGATACTAAGTATTCGATGTCACTAGACGTAGAAGATTACGTTTAGACTATATTAACTACATTTTGTAATGCATTATTGGGGACTTTGTCGGTAACAACTATTCTACCGGCGGAGTCCCCTTTACTTGGTGACTTAGAATAGATTTTAGGCACGTTCATACTGTCTTTTGCAGTTGGATCAAACACTTGGTCTTCTCTTCTAGCACGAAGTCTGAAATATAGGTCATGTGACTTAGCATATTTGGTTGCTTCATAGAAGTTCCCGTTGTTAAAAGCCAGCGTGTTGGTGCTTTTGTTATAGTTTGATACCGGAGTCATGTTGCCAATATACATGTAATCGATTGGACCACCCATATCTTTGTTACCAACAACGATTTTTACCTTATGTTGGTCACTAATCTTACCATAACAGTCGGGAACTTTGTCTCCCGGCTTTATTTTTTTCTTCAAATGCTCTAAAACCGCTTTCATGAACTTATTTGCAAGACCAGGTACGGCTAAATTGATGCCTTTCAGTCCGCCACCCGCTAATGAGGGTGCAGTGTTGCCTTTCATAGAGATACCTACTGTAGTTTTGCCGTCGGCCAGATGTAAATTGACATCAATATAGGGTTCAGAGCCGGAAACTTGTCTTCCGGTGAACTTTTCCGCTTTAATTACTCCAGAAATAGTCTGGGAACCGGCTTTTATCTTAATTCCAGCTGGATTTTTCTTCACAGCATTGTTTATCGAGTCAACAAAGGTATTTTCTTGTCTTTCTGCTGATGCACCCGCCATTTTTATCTTCCTTCTTTACGTTTATTTATAAATAGAATTGATATGTCATACGATACGATATTTAAACTTATTGGAGATGTAGGATTCCCCATTGCAGCGGCCTTGCTCGGTGGTGTCTTCGTGTATTTTGTCATCAATTACATTCTTGAGGGTGTTGTAAAGGCGCTCAAGGGAATGCAGGGTATTATCATGGGGTTAGATAACCGAGTGAAGACCATGAACCATGATATTATTCGCGTTGATGCTGTTGTAAGTTCCGCTTTGGGTCTGAAACCAGACTTAGATAGAATTGCACGAGCCGACGGGAAGAATGACGCAAGGAAGGACTAATGGATCCTTCTATCATTGCGGAACTTGTAAAGCAGTATGGATTTCCTATTGTCGCTTCTGTCGGCATGGGATATTTTGTCTGGTTCATTTATAAATTCGTAACAGATAAACTGATGCCATTGATTGGCGAAACTAATGTTATTTTAATTGCGTTGATTGACCGTGTTCGTATGCTTGATAATGACTTGATAAGATTGAACCAGAAGGTGAGCGTAATTTTGCAAATAAAAGAGGATCATAACCATGACAATAAATCTAAAGATTGAGATCCTTAAAGTATTTACCTTTGACTTAAATTTTTCTTCGGATAACAAAAACAAAAAGGAAGAGAAAGATGCTAAAACGAGCGACGATGCTCCTGGTGCTACTAAGTCTAAGTAGTCCTGCATTTGCGGACCCAATTGTTCAACAGTTTAAATCACCTTCCTTTACTGGGTATGGGTGGTCTTCGCATGTGCAGTCAATCGATGCGCAAGAGCGTTCGCGGGAACAGGCAATCAAAGATGCAGAAGCAGCAAAAGCCGCACTGATACGAGCAGAGGCAGCAAATACTCCTCTTGCTAAATTCATGGCATTGTTTACCTCTCAGGTTTATGCTCAACTTGCCACACAACTTTCAAACAATCTGTTCGCAGAAGGCGGAACAGCAACCACAGGAACATTTAATCTTGATGGTAATTCCGTGAGTTACGTCAAGACTGGTACTGAAGTTACTCTAACAGTAGTCGATAAGAATGGCAATACTACGGTTGTTGTCGTTCCTATTGCTACGTTCGCATTCTAAGGAGACGTTATGAAAAAATTAGTTCTCCTTCCGCTTTTGCTTGTTCTTTCTGGTTGTGTTGGTGCGCTTCATCCTACTGCCAACCAATCATATCTCTTTAGAGATGACGCGGAAGTCAAGCGTTTTGCAAATCCAAAACTATTCAAGAATCTTCCTGAGTTAGATGGTCAACCAATTCCTATCGCGCTGTATTCGTTTACTGATAGAACTGGTCAACGTAAACCATCTTCAACTCTTGCAAGTTTCTCAACTGCGGTAACTCAAGGTGCAGATGCGTATTTGATTAAGACATTACAAGATACAGGAGGTGGCAAGTGGTTCATTCCTGTGGAGCGTGTCGGTATTGACTCGCTGATTAAAGAACGCCAACTTGTTCGACAGATGCGCGAACAGATTTCAGGAGAAGCTGCTGAACCTCTTCCACCACTAAAGGTTGCAGGTATCATCATTGAAGGTGGTATCATTGATTATAACTCTAACATTAAAACTGGTGGTACTGGTGCTAGATTCCTTGGCGTCGGTCCATACCAGCAATATACACAAGACCAAGTTACAGTTAGTCTTCGTCTAGTTTCTGTCCAGACTGGCGAAGTTCTCAATTCGGTTACTGTAGAGAAAACTGTTCTCTCTACTTCCGAGGGGGTAACTGCATTCACATTTTTCGACATGGCGACTAAAGCATTTGAATTTGATGGACAACAAACAAGTAATGAAGCAGGTAGTTATGCGATACGTTCTGCCATAGAAACGGCCGTTGTTGAGTTAATCAAGGATGGTGAAAGAAAGAGTCTATGGAGATTCAAACAAAAGGAAACAACAAATGAAACTAAGTAAGTTTTTATTAGTTGGCGCTGCTCTTTGTTATGGAACATCAGTGACTGCACAAACAGTGCTACCAACAGCACCAACTCCTCCAGCAATTGTAACAACTTCGCCAAATGAAACAGAAGCGAATACTGTTGCAACAACAAATAAGGTATACATTGATCAACAAGGGGGTAACGTAGATGTTAATGTCGTTCAAACTGGCACTGCTAACGTTATCGGTTCCACTCTTGATCCTGTTTACCTACGTGGTGATAACCAAAGCGTTATCGCAATACAGACAGGCAATGGAAACCAACTTTATATGGGTGTCGTATCCGACACAGGAGCACAAGGAATCGCCGATGTAACAATTCGTCAAATTGGCGATTTGAACACTGCTACTATCCGTTGTGGAACTGAAGTTACTGATTCCTCATGTAATCAACTCGACATGAATGCCAAGTTCACTGGTAATAACAACTCGTTTGTTTTCCGTGGTTCGGGTGCTAATATCCGCAACTCTATGGATTTCAACGGCAACAATAACACAATCAACATGGATGCGCTATCACCAAATGCGTCACAAACAATTCTGGTGACAGGCAACTACAATGACTTTGATGTTACACAAACTGGTACTGGCGGAACATTCGGTCACTCACTATATGTAAATCTAACAGGTTCACTAAACACTGTAACAACGCAACAGTATGGTGTTTCTGAGACTGTGATTAATATTAACAGTGTGGGATCAAATGGCACGTTTAATATCAAAACTGGTCACTAATCTTCTACTGATTTTTCTGTTATCGACTCCTGCCTTTGCTGGTATTGGGTCGATAACAGATTTCAGAGGAGGTGGTGCTATTAAGCGTGGCGCCAAGACTACAGTAGCATCTAAAGGTGCTGGCGTAGAAAAGATGGACACAATTTCTACCAACTCTCAAGGTAGATTTAGGATTACATTTAATGACTCGACTACAGTTAATATTACAGAAAACTCGCGACTTCTTGTGGATGACTTTGTGTATGATGGTGGAGGGAAATCAAAAGGCAAACTCGGGTTACGAGTTGCTCTTGGAACAGTTAGATATGCGTCAGGCAAAGTCGCAAAAACAAACCCACGAGGCGTAAACATTCGCACACCAACTGCCACTATCGCAGTTCGTGGCACAGACTTCGTTATGTCGGTTGATGAGGCAGGTCGTTCTACGGTCGTGCTGGTTCCCGAATGCTACAACGAATTAGACATCACAAAACAAACTGCGGACTGTCCCAATGGGGCAATTGATGTCATCACAGCATCTGGCGTAGTTACGTTAAACCAACCATTTCAAGCAACAGTTGTAGAAAACAACTTTGCTCCTCCTGCTCCACCAGTAGTTATCAATCCTTTGATGAAGGCGTTGGATAACAATGTTCAAATCGTTCCGCTGGAAACAGATGACGGTCAAAGTTTGCTTCAACTTGCTAGAGATAGTTTAAAGAAGTTTACCAATCCTTCTAAAGCAGCATCGGATGATAACAAAGACCCAGACGCTGGAACAAATGATAGCGTAGAACAAGTTACGGTTGCTATGCTTCGTCCAGCAACACCTCAAGAACTACTAGACGTTTTTGCTGAATTTAATGAAGGTAGCAAACCAACAGAAACAATCTATACTAATGTATCACCAACATTCAAAAAGAATGTCCAGGTTGGTTGGGTGTATACTCGATTGTCGGATGATAAACAACAGGCAATTACTATCTGGTTAGAAAAAGGAACGGAAGCGCAAGTCGTATCTGTTCAAAACGGATTAGTGGATGCCTATAACTTTATGGACGATAAGTGGACAACATCTGGAACGGGTAGACCACAGGGTAATATCACTGTGATACAAGAAACAGGTGCAAGATGAAAAAACTAATCGCTCTATTTCTATTATTTTTCACAATCCCAGCATTCGCGCAAGTTACAAACTACGGTTTTGAGAATGGTAACTATACTGGTTGGACAGTGAGCAACGGTTCAACTACCGCAAGAACTTCTTGGAGCGATAGTGGTTCTGGTGCACAAGTTACAACTGGTATGACTAACTACTGTCCAGGTGACGGCAAGTGCTGGACTGTTACTCCATATGGTTCATACATGGTCTCTCTACAAGCAGGCGACGGTTCTCCTAGTTTTGACGGAGCGATGACTACTTTGGGATTGACAGGTTCCACAATTACCTCTATTAGAAATACCATCTACGCAAATGGTAATATGAATCCTACCAATGCAACTTCGATTAGTAGGACAATATTTCTACAAGCAGGTACGACATATAGTTATGCTTGGCAATATGTTTCAACCGATTATGTTCCATACAATGATGGTTCAATGATTACATTAACTGGTGGTCCAGGAACTCCAACGATTAATGGGCAAATTCAAAATTTTGCGCTGCTTGGATTTACAAACGAAGGCACTGGTAACTATTCTGTGGGATCTTACGGCGCTACTGGTTGGCAAGTCGCAGTCTTCACAGTTCCTGCCGATGGTAATTATCTTCTAGGATTCGCTTCGTTCAATCTTGGTGATACCGCATTGTCACCAATTCTGTTTATCGATCAGATGCAAGGCACAACCTCGCTGAATGGAGCAACGTTTACTCCTGTCGAACCAAACGCAGGTTCTTCTGCCCCACCACCTCCTGCGCCTGAACCTCCTTCTCCGACATATCCATTGGCAGCAATTAGTGCCAATCAATCATTGAAGATTAATCAAACAAATGCGATTACGCAAAACTCCATTTACCTCAACGTAACTGGTTCTAGTAATTCTGTTTACATCGAACAGTTCTCTAAGCAGAATCAAATTCGTGGCGTGAATGGTGCGCAAGCAATGACGATTAATGGCAGCGGCAACAGTGTTACTATCAACCAAGGAACGACAACAACTCCAATCGGTAAGAACTTGGCAGAAGTTTCAGTTACTGGTAATAACAACGTAGTCTCCTTAACACAACAACAAGGCAGCAAATATGCCGAGATAATCACTAATGGTTTAGGCAATCAAATCTCAGCACAACAAAAAGATGCTGGAGGAAAATCATTGTTTATCAATGCTTTAGGAAACTCTAATAATATCAGTACCTTACAACAAGGAAGTGCTAACCACTTTTTAGATATCAGCGCACCATTCGGTGGAGTTACTGCATCTGTTACTCAAATAGGTGCTTTTGCAAAGCAATTTCAACTTTTACTAAATAGTCCTGGAATCGGTGTAACTGTCACACAAAATAACTTGACTGCCACCGACTCTGCGAAAATGGAAATAACATGCACAACTGGACCATGTAATGGATACTCTTATACAAAAAACTAAAAAAGTTTTACTCTCGCCATGGTTGGCACTGATTACTTTTGCGGTATTGTTAACAGTAAAACTAGCAAACCCATACTTGGTTGAATCCACAAGATTGAAGTTTTATGATTATTTGATGCTCGGTTCACCGACGCAATCTGAACAAATTGTAACTGTTAATATTGGGGAGAAAGCAATTGAGAAATATGGTCAGTGGCCGTTTCCACGTGAGGTCCATGCTCAAATTATTAGCGACATTTATTCTAGAGGGGCTACTCTTGTTGGTAGCACTATACTTATGCCTGAGTCTGATCGGATGGGGACTGATCGAGTTCTTGCGGATACCTTAAATCAGTATCCAGTTGTTCTCAGTCAGACGGTAAGCGACTCTTGTTCACGGGCAAGTGCGACAATTCGGAAAACAGGCGTTGCCGTAGTCGGCGATGGAGAAGCAACCGAATTTCTTCCTCAATATCCATGCGTTCTAAGTAATATCTCATCTCTTCAAGAAGCCGCTGTCGGTGTTGGGATAACATCAACCCTACCTGAGACTGATGGGGTCGTAAGGCGAGTTCCTCTTCTAGCGCAATCATCTGGCGAATACTATCCCGCATTTGCCCTAGAGATGCTGCGTGTTGCTGCTGGAGATCCTTCGTATCAAGCGAAGATAAATCAGACGGGAGTTGAGGCATTACGTATTCCTTCGTTTGAAACCATTAAAACAGATGAATATGGAAGAACGTTCATTAATCCCAATTACGTATTTCCATCTGTTGAATTAGGTTCTGATATTCCTCGTCTTGATGGGAAAATTGTAATTCTTGGCGTAACTGCTGCTGGAATTGCGAACCCTGTAGCGACTCCATCAGGTGCGCAACATCCCCACGTCCTTCAGGCGAGTATTCTTGAAACTCTGATAAATGGAGACTCTGTGTCGATTCCTGTGTGGAGTCAACTTGCGGATCTTGCGGCTTTTCTTGGTCTTGCTCTGGCATTGATTATTCTTTCGCGTTTTAAATTCTCTATAATTTATATTGCTGTTTTACTCGGTGGATATTTCTATCTACCTGTTTATCTGTTCGCAAGCAAAGGTATTCTGTTCGATGTAACATTTAACATATTTGCTATTGCTCTTATCTACATTCACATCTTTACCGCGAAGTATATTTCTGAATATCTACAGAAGCAGCAAATTAAGAAACAGTTCGGAACCTATCTGTCACCAGATCTCGTTGCTCAGTTACAAAGACAACCAGAACTTCTGACACTTGGTGGTGACTCTAGAGAACTGTCGATTATGTTCACAGACGTTCGTGGTTTTACAACTATCTCGGAACACTACGGAGAAGATGTTCAAGGTCTGACAAAGATTATGAATCGCTACATGACAGTGATGACAAGAGCAATCCTTGAGAACAAGGGAACACTAGACAAGTATATCGGCGATGCTCAGATGGCATTCTGGAATGCACCGTTGGATAATAATAAACATGCGTTAGATGCAGTAAGAACTGCCTTTCAGATGCTAAAAGATTTGGAGACTTTCAATGACGAAATTAAAGGAGAAGGTGTGCCCGCTTTTGGGATGGGTCTTGGTATTAACACTGCCACTGTGGTTGTTGGTAATATGGGCAGCACTCAGCGTTTTGACTATACTTGCTTGGGTGATGGCGTTAATCTGGCTGCTCGTCTGGAAGGTCAATCCAAACCTTATGGAGTCAAACTCGTCCTCGGACCGCAAACTGCCGAATTGGTTGGGGATGTATACCAAGTAGTAGAACTTGATCTGATTGCTGTGAAGGGTAAGACAGAACCTGCTAGAATATATACAGCATTCCCGTTCTTTGATGCTGCTGGCGAATTACAACATAAGAAATTCTTAGGATTTTACCGTAGCGGAAACTGGGAAGTTGCTAAAAAGTTTGCCAGCGACTTAAAGAAGTGCTGGCAAGGAGAGTTGGTAAATTACTATGACATGATGCTAGAGCGCATGGAGGGCGAACCTCCTGCTAACTTCGATGGGGTTTACCGTGCCACGGCCAAGTAAGTAGTGGGTTGTCCTTTTCCTCGTTGAATCGGAAAAACACAACAGGAGTTTCTGTTACTTCTTGTGTGTTGAGTTCGCTTTCAACTCGACCGAAGTGCTCATCGAGTTCCTGATCGTGAATAGATGTAGACATTATGCTGCCATCCTTTGCTTATATTTAACACGGGATTCGAGGTATTCCTCGAATGATTTATAAGTGGGAACACCATTCGCTTCGAGTTCGAAGTTTATTTGAGCGAACTCTTCAAGTTCATATCCCCAACCATTCCACGGAATTCCGAGGAGTTCTAACAATTCTTCTTCACGAGAGATTACATCAACAGTCATCACATTCTCCATCACAATATATTCACTATACCCTAGTTTGTTGAAAATGTCAAGTATCTTTATTCATAAATTATAATAATTTTTCGCTTGACATATCTACCGTAATAGGGTATAAGAGTATGTTGAGTTAGAAAAAGGATTTTATTATGTCTATGCAACTTATGTCACATGCTTTCACTACCACTAACACCAAGAAGCGCAAGACTTCTAACAAAGGTGTGACTGCACGGTATTCCCAGGATTGGGTAGAATACAACAAGCATATGAAGCGCATCGGTTCAACCACCAAGACCTTCGACGAATATGTGCAATATCGTCAAGGTAATTATAAACCCAAGTTGCGTGGTACACCTCTGCCTAAATATGAAGTCAGTGACCACCGGCAAAAATATCCTTCTGGCGATGGTATTGGTGTAAACTATACTCGTAAAGAAAAAGTCTATACGGGCACACTTATCAAGGGCATCAGTGTTCTACATAAGAGTAATGCTGTGCCTGTTATCAATGATGAACAAATTTTGGAGATTGCGAAGATGCGCCGTGGTTAATTTTGATGTTGTAATGCTATGGATGCAATATATCCGTAATAATCCAGAAAATGCATACAGATTTTCTGAGAACTTTTGGGATAGTCAGATCGAAAGTAAGAAATGGTTACTGGAACATGTAACTCCTCTTGATAGCTCTATTGTAATTTTTGGTGGATGGTACGGAGTTCTTGCACAGTTTATTGCCCACAAGTTTCCTGATGCGAAAATTCTAACCACGGACATCGACTCTGAATGTAAAAAGGTATTTGCTGCTATCGATGAGTGCTATCACGATATCACATTCCGTCAGCACGACATGCGAAATGGTATGCCACTAAATTATCCATATCCCGATTTAGTTATCAATACCAGTTCCGAACATGTGACACAAGAAGTTTATGATGCTTGGTGGAACTCCATTCCTACGGGGACTAAATATATCGTGCAAGGAAATAATCTAGTTAATCCTGAGCATGTTCGTATTGCTGATAATCTAGAAGAATTCTTAACAATCAACAGTATTAAAGATCCACAGTATGCAGGTATGCTGAAGTGCGGACATTTTTATAGATACATGGCGGTGGGATTTAAATGAGCAATGATGAGAACCAACGTGGCGATGAAGTTTTTCCTGAAATGAGCGAATTTTTAGATTGGTGTAAAACTCTATGAGTGGCGAATATAAAGAGTCGGCAGAGGCCATGAAGGAAAGACTCAACGCGGTTAGTTCTTCATTTTGCTTGGCAAAATGGAATATGGTAAGTTTACACTTAACCAATGGTAAAACTCATAGCTGCTATCATCCTCCTACACATGATATTCCTCTTGAAGGATTAGCAGAAAATCCCGGATTACTTCATAATACACCACAGAAAATTCAAGAACGTGAAAAGATGCGCAAAGGTGAACGTCCGTCGGGTTGTTCGTATTGCTGGAGAATTGAGGATGCCGGACACACCAGCGATAGACATTATCGTAGTAGCGAATGGTGGAATGAGCCAGATTTTCAAAAAATCGCAACGAATAAAACACTAGATAAGACAATCACACCTGCTTATGTTGAGGTGAATTTTAATCAGGCGTGTAATTTTAAATGTGTTTACTGTTCTCCTCATCTTAGCACTTCCTGGCAGGAAGAAGTTGAAAAATTTGGGCCCTATATTCTTAAGGATGCAGCGCATAATGATCTAAATGCATTAACAGAATATGGTTTGATGCCAAAAAAAATGGCCATCAAAAATAATCCATATGTTGAAGCATTCTGGAAATGGTGGCCCGAATTATATAAAACACTAAAGATTTTTAGAATGACGGGTGGTGAACCACTTATGGATAATAATACATTCAAAGTATTAGATTATGTGTATGAAAATCCAAATCCAGAACTGGAGTTAAGTATCACAAGCAATTTGTGTCCACCGAAACAAGAATTGTTTGATAAGTTTTTAACTCAAGTTAAAAAGCTGGAAACGGCACCACATAAGGTAAAATGTTATGTGCCTGATCCCAAAAATGGAACCGAATGGACTAAATGGCAACACTATATCATTGGCGATAAGAATAAGCGGCTTTATCGTAGCGAATTGCCGTCAATGGAATCACAAAATATTCCAGAATTGACAGAAACCGGAAGAAGTTTGACTGATGGTGGATTTTCTTATGAGTTTGATTGCATTGCTCCGGTAATGAAGCATTTTTCTTTATTTGTAAGCTGTGATAGTGTTGGGTCGCAGGCGGAATATATTCGAACCGGTATGGATTTCGATAGGCTCGATTCAAACGTTAGAACTTTCTTGAGGGAAACTCACTGCACTAATATCACACTTATTAATACTTTTAATATTTTAAGCATCCCAAAACTACAAAATTTTCTAGAATGGGTTCTTGACTTACGAGAAGAATTTGCCTATGATAAGCAGCCAGAAGTGGTCTACGATGTAAGCGGCAAAAAACAAATAGTTAGTCCTCAAAGCCAAAAAATCTGGTTTGATATTCCTATTCTGCATACTCCAAGTTGGTTAAGTATAAAATTGGCAGACGCAGGCATGATATCTATGGTAGAACGAAGCGTAGAATTCATGGAAAAAAATATTCAGGGTGATGATTATTCTACTAGTTTTCGGGGATTTAAACAGTATGAAATCGACAAAGTCCGTAGAGACCTGGACATCATGCGTCAAGTAATGGAACCAAGTCGTCTAAATACTGATATGAAAAGATTTTCTCAATATGTCGATGAGTTGGATAGAAGGCGCAATACTTCCTTTGCGAACACTTTTCCTGAACTACTCACATTTTATAATAAGTGCAAGGATTTATAAGCATGTCTAATTTGGACCATATTAGGGCTGTTCGAGACACCTTGAATACTGTGGGTAATGGTTTTTGCCTGCAAAAATGGAGACATGAAACTTTATATCTTCAATCGGGCGATAATCACAGTTGTTATCATCCTCGACCACAGCGTATTCCTCTAGAAGAAATTGCCGAAAATCCATCCGCTCTTCACAACACAAAGTGGAAAAAGCAACAGCGCAAAATTATGCTGGAGGGCGGCCGCCCGGAAGAATGCTATTATTGCTGGAATGTCGAGAATCTTCCTGGCGAAAATTTTAGTGATAGAATGTTTCATAACGCAAGTCATTGGATTAATGCCGCGGAAGAAACCGAGCGTATTCGTAATATTCCTTGGGATGCCGACTTCAATCCATATTTTCTAGAAGTTAGTTTCGGCAACGGTTGTAATTTCAAGTGCGGTTACTGTTGTCCCCAAGCATCTTCATTGTGGGAGCAAGAAATTAAAGAACATGGTAACTATGACATTAGTTATAATCAATACGGTATCGAATATCTAGAAACCACAAAAGTATATGCAGACGACGAAGATAATCCGTATGTGGAAGCATTCTGGAAATGGTGGCCCGATCTAAAGAAAGATTTGAAGGTTTTGCGTCTTACGGGGGGCGAAGCACTTATTAATCCTAATACAATGAAACTATTCAAATTGATAGAAGCGGGAGATGATACTTCCCATCTAGAACTTAACCTAAACAGTAATCTAGGAGTTTCGAATAATAGGGTAATTAAGTTTGCCGAATCTGTAAAGACTATGATTGAGAGCAAAAAGATTAAGACATTTAGACTATACACTAGCCTTGAGTCCTGGGGCCCCAAAGCAGAATATATGCGCCGTGGGCTAAGTCAAGATTTATGGTTAAAGAATGTTGAAACATATCTTTCGACTGTTCCAGATGTTTCCATATCCGTAATGTGTACCTACAACATTCTATGTGTCGCTTCTTTTAGACCTTTTCTGGAAAAAATTCTAGAACTTCGCCACAAGTGGGGTAAAGAAAGAATTGGTTTTGATACGCCGTATTTGAAAGAACCGCCTCATTGGATGATTAATCTCTTACCCCCGGAGTGGGTATCATATTTTGATGATGATATGCAGTTCATTAAAGATAATATAACACAACACGGTCCGCGATCTGGGTTCAATGAACATGAGTGGGAAAAGATGAAGCGTCTTCGAAACTATTTTGTAACTGGCGGCCCGAAAATAACACCCGAACTTATTCAACAGGGTAGAAAAGACTTTTATAAATTCTTTACTGAATATGATAGAAGAACTCCTGGACTAGGACTTCTGGAACTATTTCCCGAATACGCGGAATTTTATTATATGTGCAAGGATATTAATGATGCAAATTGAACCTCTATACGAGACATATAAAGATTTGACAGCGATGCATTTGGAAATTACTACGAGATGTAATGCTGCTTGTCCTATGTGTCCTAGACATATTGGACAAGGCTCTGATATCAATCCAATTCTTCCAATGACAGAAATTACTTTACAGCAATTTAAAAGTTGGTTTTCGCCAGAATACTTAAAACAAATGCGTCGAATTTATTCATGCGGAAATTATGGTGACCCTATTGCAGCAAAAGACACACTGGAAATATACAAATATATTCGGGAGTGCAATGATAAAGTCGGTCTAGTAATTCACACAAATGGTAGTGCCCGTCCGGCGTCTTGGTGGGAAGAACTCGCTACCATAATGAACGGTGGTCCAGATGGCTCTCGTGATGATTATGTGATTTTTTCTGTGGATGGATTATGGGACACCAATCACCTATATCGCAGAAATACAAATTTCGAAAAAATTTACGAAAATATGAAAGCATATACTGCGGCAGGCGGTAAAGCAAGATGGGACTACATTGTCTTTGAACATAACGAACATCAGGTAGACGAAGCTAAGAAAATTGCAGATGATCTTGGATTTCATTTTTTCAATGTGAAAAAAACAACCCGTTGGAACTCCTTTGATGATGATGGTAGAGGGTTGTATGATGTATACAAAGACGGTGTCGTAACACACACTCTACGACAACCGGTGAACGAGGAATTTCAAAATGAAAACTCTATTGAATTTAAACGACAGTTTGGATTAATTCCTCAATTTATTACGGATGACGAATTTAATAGACTTCTTCCTGATCCGGAAGCAAAGCAAAATATGCATGTTTATGATAATCAAAATAAAAAATGGATTGTATTTCCGCATAATACTTTAGGCATAATTTGTAGAGCAAAACAATCTAAATATTTTCATCTAAACGAAATCTTTGTTGATGGTGCAGGAAATGTTTATCCCTGTTGTTTTCTTGGTGGAGAACAGTGGAGAGCAAATACTGATTTTAATAAAAATGATTCATCTAAAAAAATGATTGAATTGAACGGAGGAATGAAATCCATCTCACTCCATCATAATAAATTAGAAGATATTATCGCTTCTCCATTATATCAGAAATTTTTACCCCTTAGTTTTACCAAAGGACATCAACTGAGAAGTCATCAATGTAGTGCATGTTGTGGGGAAGAATATAATAATTTAGATCAGGGTGAACTTGGGACAACCAAAAGAAGTATGATGAGAAAAGAAGAACGAGAACAAAACGATGTCTGATGGTAAAACTATCTGTGTATATCCTTGGACACTTCTTAGCGTCGGTTCTATGGGTAATTTGCGGCCATGTTGCAATGCGATTAATGCCAGAATTGAAGAGACGCCGGATGTGACGGCAATGATTACAACAAAGAAGGATTACACTACAGATAGCTTATTAAATAATCATACTCATAAAGAATTACGGAAAGGAATGATTGCAGGAGAAAGAAATCCTATTTGCAATCGCTGCTGGAAAATGGAAGATTCTGGTATGCAAAGTTTCCGTGAAATGATAAATCAAAGATTTCCTGATACTTACGATTATATTAATGAGACTAATACTCCTGAACCCCTAGGAATCCAAAGAATTGAATTTGACCTAGGTAGAAAATGTAATTTACGCTGTAGAATGTGTGCACCCTGGAGTAGTTCTTTGATTAGCAAAGAGATCACTACTCATAAAGAATCTGAAGAATACTACGGCAAATTCGGTGAACCAGATGATTGGGTAGATGTTGTTGACATGCAAGAATTGCTAAAACCACACCTGAATACTGTCCGAGAGATTTATTTGATTGGCGGCGAACCTTTAATAATTGATGCTCATGAAACCCTATTAGATTATCTAGTAGATTCTGGAGTTAGTTCTAGAGTTAGATTAATATACAACACCAATGGAATTACCCTCAGACCTAAATTTATTACTCAATGGAAAAAGTTTAAGCAGGTTCAGCTTAATGTTAGTATTGATGGAATTTATGATTACTATGAGTATATTAGAAATCCTGCTAAATGGGAAACTATAGAAAAAAACTTTGATCTTTTACTCACACAAACAGAAACTACGGATACTATAGAATGTGGTATTAGTTCTACATTACAAAATTTATCAGTTCCTGCGATGATACCGTTATTACGATGGGCTGATAGTAAGAACTTGAAAGTTCAAATTCATACAGTTGATTTTCCAGTTTTCTTGCAGCCGGATGTTATGCCGGAAAAAGACTACGAAGAATTTTTACTTGAAATGAAAAAAGAATTGCCAAATATGGGTATTAATAGATGGGCGTTACAGGAAACTATTTCATTTTTAGATGGAAATAGAAAAAACTTAACAAATATTCACTTGCAAAAGCAGTTTGTGTCTAAGCAACTGTTATTAGATAAAATCAGAAATCAGAATTTATTTCAAACGCATCCTTGGGCAAAAAATATATGAAAATCGATAGAATAGTATCCTATGGTTGCTCATTTACTGCCGGACAAGAACTTGGGGACGCCGAAATTTTGCAAATCAATGTAGATCAATTGGATAAGAGAAAAGTGAACGCAGGAGTCTTGAATCGCGAAGCCATCTATCCGACACGAGAAATGCAAAAGAAATGCGATGACCATTCTTTAACTTTTTCTTGGCCGACACATCTTGCGAAAAAAATAGATGTTTCTTATTGGAATCGTGCCTATCTAGGCACAAGTCTTGCCGATGCGGTTTTTAGACTAACCCATGACATTGAACAGGGTCTTATTCGAGATAACGATTTAATTATTGTAGGAGTAACTTGTCCTACTAGATTCTCTATTTTATCCAGCGGCGATAATTATATGGAAACTAAAATGTTGTCCTTACCAAAACATTGGCCGTCTAAAGAAGTTTATGAATTTATGGTTGCAACATGGGGAACTAATAACAATATTATTTGGGAACATGCGAAACATCTAAAATATCTAGACCTTCTTTCGGATTCTTTTGGCGGAAGAATAAAGATGGTTACAACTGTATATTCTTGGAATAATATGCTTCAACGTTCATTTCCTCCGGGCATATCGTGGCTGTCTAATATGCGGTTTAAACATTTATTAGGAAGAGATGTATCTTTTTCTGATACATATGGAGATACTCCATATAAGCAAGCCACCCATGGATGGGGACACCCTAAGGTGGAATATCATATCAAGTTTGCAGATTTAGTTTATAACAGGTTAAAAGACGGGAATATAATCCAATGATTAAATTTATAAAAAAATTCTTTGCAGCATATCGCGCCAAAAAAGAGATGAAGAAACGTATTGAGTATCTTCGAAAACAGGACCCCTTTATCTATGATTGAATGGGGTATATCCGCCGCCGTGCATGATGCGTCTTTGACTGTTGTTTTCGGAAATGAAATTCTGTTTGCTTCACATGCGGAAAGATATTCTGGTATCAAGAATGATAAAGACTTAAATGCTGATTTGATTCATGCTGCTTTGAAGTTTGGTAAACCAAACAAGATACACTGGTATGAAAAGCCTAAACTTAGGGCAATGAGAAGGCTGCTGGCAGGCCAGGGATTAGTTCGGTTTAGTGTCAGGCAATATCTTGAACATTTTGGTCTAAAAGATATTCCGGTAGAATTTGCATTTCATCATGAATCGCATGCCGCAGCTGGCTTCTATACTTCGCCGTATGATAATGCAACCGCTCTTGTTATCGATGCTATCGGTGAATTCGATACTGCGTCAGTCTGGAAATGTTCTGGTAGTAAACTGAAAAAGAAATGGTCTATGGACTACCCCAAGTCTTTGGGACTGTTCTATTCTGCTATGACTGACCGTATTGGTCTAAAAGCAAACGAAGATGAATATATCTTAATGGGAATGGTAGCATATGGTGACCCCGAAAAGTATTATGACGAAGTAAAAAATCTTTGGAAATCTGAGAACCTACATCGCGGATGTCGCTGGTGGCGACCCAATGACAGCGACCTGAACATTTATAGTGTCGCCACAGCAACTCAAAAAGTCTATGAAGAAGAATTTGAAAAACTACTAATACGAGCAAAAATGAAAGACGCCTCTCAAGACAATCTCGTTCTTATGGGTGGATGTGCGCTAAACTGTAGTGCAAATCATATTGCACGAAAGTATTTTGAGAATGTATGGATTATGCCAAATCCTGGTGATGCAGGCAGTTCCTTGGGAGCGATTGCAGCTAACAACAGACAAAAATTGAACTGGAAAGGTCCATATCTGGGTGCAGATATGGGAGGAGAATATCCAGTAGAAAAACTGTTGACAGAATTGCGAAATACTGGTATAGTGGGTGTTGCAAATGGTCAAGCTGAATTTGGTCCCAGAGCATTAGGCAATCGCAGTCTTCTAGCTGATCCAAGGGGCCATGATATTAAGGATAAAGTAAATGCCATTAAAAAGCGTCAACAATTTCGTCCATTCGCTCCAGTTATTTTGGCGGAACATGCGAGAGACTATTTTGAAATGTCATGGGAAGACTCCCCTTATATGCAATATACTTCAAGATGTAAATATCCTGATTTGTTTCCTGCTATTGTCCATGCTGATGGCACAAGTCGCGTCCAAACTGTGACAAAAGAGCAACACTCTGGTCTATATGAACTTCTTAGTAGATGGTATGAAGAAACCGGCTGTCCAATGCTATTGAATACAAGTCTCAATATCAAGGGTATGCCAATGGTAAATAACTTTAAGGATGCGGATAATTTTGAAGCGAAATATGCCGTAAAAGTCTTTTCCTAATAAATATTAGCATGACTGATAATATTCTAAAGTTCCCGGACAAGTTTCGCAAGGAACCTAGACGCTATCGTATACCATTGTATACGGATGCCGATGTGGAGCTTGTTTTATTTTGCGTCAATGCTTTCGGAGTTACACCAGAAAGAAAGATGATGGACGATTTATTAGAAATGGACCCAATTGAAGTTATAGAATGTCTTGACATTGCGAGGGAATCTGATATAATATCAAATGTAGCAAAAGAGCATATACGCTGCATACGTGAATCTATTGAAGAAAGTTAATATATCATGAATATCTTTTATTTGGATCGTGACGTTTCCAAATGTGCTGAATATCATAATGACAAGCATGTCGTTAAGATGATCCTAGAATATGCACAACTGTTATCTACTGCACATCGCGTAATCGACGGTGAACAATACCTAGATAAAACTGCTAATGGCCGTTCAATCAAACGCTGGCGTATGGAAGATAACACCCTTGAAACAGTTCTCTACAAAGCGACACACATCAATCATCCGAGTGCTATCTGGGTTCGTCAGTCTAACAATAATTATAACTGGCTTATGTGTCTATTCCAGTCTCTTCTTACAGAATACACTCATCGCTATGGTAAAATCCATGCCACTGACCGGCTAGTTTATTTTCTTCGCAAGCCCCCAAAAAATATTCCTGTAAGTCATCTAACACAACCGACACCTGCTATGCCTGACGAATATAAGGTACAAGGCGATTCTCTACAGTCTTATCGTAACTATTATGTTGGTGCAAAAAATAATATGGCAAAATGGAAAAATCGTGAAATTCCTGAGTGGTGGAGAGACGCAACTCAATAAATAACTACATGAAGACAGTAATACCGATTTCTCTTCCCGAATCCATCGTGCCTCCCTCGGCACTAGGCGACACTGCAATTGCAGTGTCGCCTTTTTTGTATCAACCTCAAACCTCAAAGGACTGTTATGTCAAGAAGAAAACAAAACGCCTTACAAGTTGTCTCAAATAATGACTCGCCCGTAACCCTAGAGAAGAGCAAGCTATGCAAAGTAAAATACGAAGACCTAAAAAATATTCAACCAAAAACCTTTAATCAGAGACAATTTTTTGAACTTTATAATCAACAGTCCGCAGCAATATTACTTCACGGTGTAGCAGGAACAGGGAAAACATACATCGCGCTTTTTAAGGCACTAGAAGAGGCACTAGATCCAGAAACAGTATTTGAGCGAGTAGTAATAGTCCGCTCTGCTGTTCCGTCAAGAGAAATTGGTCACCTACCTGGAGATGAGAAAGAAAAGACAGAAGTTTATCAGTTACCTTATGTAGAAATCTGCGAGGATTTGTTTAATCACATCCAGCCATTTCAGCGATTGCAAGAACAAAAGTCAGTGAACTTTATGATCACCTCATTTGTTCGTGGTATCACTCTAGATAATTCCATCGTCATTGTCGATGAATGTCAAAATATGACGGATATGGAATTAAATTCAATTATGACCAGAATTGGCAGAAACTCAAAGATCATATTCTGCGGAGATTTCCGACAGACTGATCTATATAAAAAGACCGATATGTCTGGACTTCAAAAGTTCATCGCTATCGCCGAACTAATGCCTTCGTTCAAAACTGTAGAGTTTTCTGTTCATGATATAGTAAGGTCCAAATTGGTTAAAGAATATATTCTGGCCAGACTAGAATATGAGGAGAGATACGCATAAAAGACTTGACAAACTATGCGAATCATGTTATAAGAGTATATGTTTAAAACGATCTATGATTATACCGATTTTGCCCAAGATGAAACAAGAGAAGATGGTAGCAGAGTTTATGTCAATGCCTCAGGTGTTGGTTATCCCTCTGCTACCACCGTTCTCGGTGTTCTGAATAAAGATGGCATCAACAAGTGGCGTGAGCGCGTTGGTGAAGAAGAAGCCGACCGCATTTCTAAGCAGGCTTCTACTCGTGGTACTAAAATACACACACTTACCGAAGCATATCTAAAGAATGAAGAAGTCGATTTTGATAGCGTGAAAGCGTCCTTACTCGACAAGGAAATGTTTACTAAGTTTAAGTCAATTCTTGAACCTATCGATAACATTCACTGCCAAGAGCTGGCATTATACAGCGACTTCCTGCGTATGGCTGGTCGAGTTGACTGTATCGGAGAATACAATGGTATTCGCGCCGTAATCGACTTTAAGACTTCTAATCGGCCCAAGAAGAAGGAATATATCAGTTCCTACTTTATGCAGACCGCTGCATATGCAATTATGTATGAAGAACGAACTGGTATTCCTGTTCCCTTTCTCGTTATCTTGATTGCAGTGGATGGCGATGAGCCTCAGGTGTTCGTAGAAAAGCGCGACAACTGGGCCAAAAAACTTATCGAAACTCGTGATTTATTCGAAGCGAGCCGTAATAAATAGTTTGATGATAAAAGACCGCATACAGTTTACGGAATCCGCACTTGAGCATTTTCGTAATGTCTCCGTTTCGAACAACGCACTGGGTGTTCGCCTATCTCTTGCAGGTGGCGGCTGTGCTGGATTCAGCTACAAGTGGGATTTGGTAAAGAGTGCAGACGAACTCATAGAAGATGACTTTCCACAAGAGTATGATGATTGGACGTTCTGGTTAGATAGGCCATCTGAACTCTATCTTATTGGCAGTACCGTCAATAAGAAAGTTGATATTATTGGTAGCGTCATCGAAATACAAGCACCTCTCGCATCAAGTAGTTGCGGCTGCGGAGAAAGTATCAATTTTAATCTATAAAACGGTTGACTTCCAAAGCAAACTAGTATATAAATAAAATATCAGTTGATGACAATCAACAATAAAGGCGGAAAGACCGGGGTTCGACTCCCCGCACCTCCACCATCTACACAGTAGACCATGACGTGGCAAGGATCGCAACCCAGCTGAGTCATAGGTGACGATGTCCGACTTGGCTCGCTGTGTAGATGATGGGGGTGACCATGGAATTCGATTTTCGTGTAATAGGGCGGTTCGAGACTGATTGCTTGGCAAAGTGCCACTAAACGTAAATGCAAACGATAACGTTGCCTTTGCAGGATATGCGCTAGCCGCATAATCTCATTGGGTTTTTGATAGTTTTCCCTCGAAACAGAATAAAACTATCGCCTGTTCTGTATATACGATGAAATGAGTGAACTAAGAACCTATGAATGCTAAATAGTTGTATGACCCATTGTGCGACCTGACACCAGCAAGCACAGTGGGTCATTTTTTGTCTTCGGACAATCAGTGTGGGGAGTCACTGGTTAATACCCTCTCAAGTATAACAAAAAAATGGAAATAAGATGACTTCCTTTAATAAGAAGTTTTTCAAGTTTCTTTCGATTATTACACTATTAAGTTATAGTTTATATGGAATTAATTCATATGCTGAAACTGCCATCGAAAGAGAAGCAAGGGAATATTCCCTCGGCGTTGGAGAAGTAATCCAGGACATCAAAGAAGATGCTCAAGAACAACAACGTAAAGTAACACAACAAAGAATCCAGACACAAAATATTCGTCTGGCAAACAACAGAGAATTGAAGTGTCTCGCAGACAATATCTATTATGAGGCTGGTAACCAGTCTACTCAAGGCAAATTGGCCGTTGCTGCTGTCACTATCAATCGGGTAAATAGCCCCAAGTTTCCTAAATCCGTATGCTCCGTTGTATACCAGAGAACAAAACGTGTGTGTCAGTTCTCATGGGTGTGCGAAGGAAAGAAGAGTGTGCGCAGTGCGCAACAATACGCACAAGCCAAAAGAGTGGCTGAAAAGGTATTGTTCGATGGGGCTAATCATGGCGTATTAGGAAAAAATGTTCTATTCTACCATGCCGACTATGTAAGTCCAGGTTGGAATCTTCGTAGAGTAACTAAAATTGGTGATCATATATTTTATGCAGGATAAAGAATGGGTAAGAGAAGTAACTTTGAACATCGTAAGAATGATTTCTATCCGACTCCGTTGGATGCAGTAAAGCCTCTCTTACCCTTTCTTCCCTCGGAGTTTACCTTCGCTGAGCCTTGTGCTGGCGACGGTAGACTCTGTAGGCATATCGACACCTTAACAGACAGTAATGCCGTAGCTACTTTGGTTTCTGATATTGATCCTAAAGACCCGTCTATTGAAAAATATGATGCATTAACTGTTGACATTCCCGTAAATACCAGCTATATTATAACTAATCCGCCTTGGTCGCGATGGATACTACATCCATTGATTGATAGGTTTGCTAGTATTCGTCCGACGTGGCTTCTCTTTGATGCCGACTGGATGCATACTAAACAAGCAATACCCTATCTACAATATTGTAGTAAGGTCGTGGCCATCGGGAGAGTAAAGTGGATTGAAGATAGTAAGTTTACTGGCAAGGACAATTCTTGTTGGTATCTTTTTGATAAAAATGAAATGAACGGAACACAATTTTATGGTCGAGGATTTTCAAGTGGTAGATGAAGTCAGCAACGAATTTCTGATTACGAAAAAGTTTAGAACTTCTACTGAGTTTTCTCAATTTATTGAGAAACAAGCATCAACAACAGGTCTACCGTGTATGGACTTGCTAGTTGATTATTGCGTGAAGAATGATATTGAGATGGAATCGGCATCGGTTCTATTGACAACTTCACTCAAAGAAAAGATTCGTGCGGAAGCAGAAGAACTAAATATGTTGAAGCGCAAGGATGGAAAGCTACCCTTCTAATGGACTCTTTCGAAGTTTATCGTGTCTACATGTCACTCAAACTTCATTTTACGTCTGATGATTACGATATCACAAAAACGAAATCGGGTGTCAGGTGTAAGAGAGAAACATTTCTTAAACGTAAGGATGTTCTATTGTTTCGCAAGTTGGCCAAACGATTTACCTTTACTGAGATGGTAGATTATTTCGTTGCTAACTTTGTCAATGGACATAATGGTTTATTTGATGCCGAAAGTGATAACGTATATCGGGACTGGAAGGCTAGAAAAGAGAAGTTGACATATCTGTTCACCCAAGATATTTCTACACTTATGTTAGAGGCTGAAAAAGCAAATGTTGATCCATTGATTAGTGATGGTCAACATCCCTTAGCATTAAAACTATACCTTGGTAAAAAAATTAGTCTTGAAACCCTAATTATTCTTGACAAATTGTTTAATTTCGTGTATAGTAATAATACTGTGTTAGCAAATGATTTTATATGGAAAGATGTATCTCGTTTGATAACAAAGTACCGCATCTTTGTCAAGTTTGATAAAGACAAATTCTCTCAACTATGGATCAAGGAGAAAGGCCAAGTGGTCTGTTAAATGAGTCATTCTAAGCGTAGAGACTTCGATTACGAACCTCGTGTCAAAGAAGTTCGTAAAGGTGTGGACAAATCCAGTAAGCACCGCAAAAACCTGTATAAATACTCTGGTAGTCAAGAAGAAGATTTCGATGACTACGATGATTATGATACACAACGCAAATATTAACGCAATATAACGCAATACAACGCAAAGTAAGGAATACAAATATGTCTTTTAATTCTCTCTCGGAACTCCGTAAGAACCGTGGCAACTTCGACTCACTTATGAAAGAAGTCGAAAAGATTGCAAATCCCACAAACGAAAAGCGCGGCGACGATGAACGCCTCTGGAAGCCTTCTGTAGATAAGGCTGGCAATGGCCAGGCTGTTCTTCGTTTTCTTCCTGCTCCTCCAGGTGAAGAACTTCCTTGGGTTCGTGTGTATGATCATGGCTTTCAAGGTCCGTCCGGAAAGTGGTATATCGAAAATTCGCTGACCACTATTAACAAGCCAGATCCTCTCGGTGAACTCAATTCAGAACTCTGGAATTCAGGTATCGAGGCCAACAAGGAAATTGCTCGTAAGCAGAAGCGCCGCTTGTCTTATATCTCTAACGTTCTTGTTGTTAAGGACCCATCGAACCCTGAGAACGAAGGTAAAGTCTTTCTCTATAAGTATGGTAAGAAGATTTTCGACAAGATCAAGGACGTAATGCAGCCTACCTTTGAAGATGAGAAGCCGGTTAATCCGTTCGACCTCTGGGAAGGTGCTAACTTTAAGCTCCGTATTCGTCAGGTAGAAGGCTATCGTAACTACGATAAGTCAGAATTTGATGGTAATACGCCACTTGATGAAAATGAGGATAAGCTAGAAGCAATCTGGAAGCAAACGCATTCACTTGCCGCTTTTCTTGATCCCTCAAACTTCAAGTCTTATGATGAACTCAAGACCAAGCTGAATACTGTTCTTGGTAGTGGTACTCGTGTGCCTACCGCAGAGAAGGTAAATCCGCTTGATGCAGAGGATGAACTCTTCGTTGAAACCAAGATGAAGACGGCTGCTAAGACAACCGAAGAAACTCCACCTTGGAATGATGAAAAGAGTGATGATAATATGAGTTACTTCGCAAGTCTTGCGGACGACTAAAAGAGAAAGGGGCGCTTAGAGCGCCCCTTTTTTATGCCATTGCTCGTTTTAGAGCAAATCTCATCCAACTACTCTCATCATCTCTAACATAAGTTTTAGTATTTGGTACCGGGGAGCTTTCGGATGCACCGCCACCTCCACCACCTTGATTGATTATTGTTGGAGGAGGAACATTCACTTTCATCTGGTCTTTAGCTTGTTCTGACCCTTTTTCTAAGATGCCGCTATCAGGATTTTGTCCTGACTGAACCTTAGTTTCTTCGCCTCCACCGCTCATATAATCATACGCGGTCTTTGCACCAACTGCTGCC